GATCTCCTGGCTCTCGGACATGGTGCCGGCCTGGATCTCGCCGTTCTCGGCCAGGGGCAGCAGCGTCGGGAAGTCGCCGACGCGCAGGTGCCGGTGCGGCTTGAAGTCGCGGAAGTCGCGGCGCAGGAAGATTTCGCGGTAGCTTGGCCGGGCGGGCTGGTAGGCGGCGAGCAGCATCTTGTTGGCAGCCGCCGAGAGCAGCAGCGGGAAGTCCGACGTGGTGTGGAAGGCACGCTCGGCAAGCTGGACCGGGTTGCGCGGGACGTTGCGGTCGCCCCGGCGGCGCAGCAGCTCGGCGACCATGTCGGACGGGCGCCAGCCCATGAACTCGGCATGGCGGCCCGACCCCTTGGGCTGGTAGCCAGGCATGGAGCGCGCCGCGAGCGCCTCGGCCATGGCATCGACCAGCACGGCAGGGTCTTCGTTGGCGGGTCCGGTCTCCGGGCGCGCCGGGAGCGAGGGTTTCGGCGCGGCTGCGACCATCGCGTCGAACAGGGCACGGCGCACCTGGTCGGCGGACCAGCCCTTGTCGATGGCATCGGCGCGCAGCGCGGCGATGCGATCGACGGGCACGAGCGCGCGGGCGGACTCGATGGCGGTGTCGATGCCGGCGATGCGCTCGCGCTCGGCGCGGCCTGCCTCGGCTCGGACGGCGTTGAGATCGGGCAGCGCAGAGCCGGAGGGTTCCGGCGCAGGCGCGGTGGGCGTGGTGGTCACGGTCGTCTCCTGGGGCTGGGTGGCGGACGGCGACGCGGCGGGCGGCGCCAACGGGGCAGCCGGCTCGGCCGGCGTCGTCTCGGGCATGGAAGCATCCTCTGGCAGGGCGGGTTCGGTGGCGGTGTGCGGGGCGCCCTGGTCCCCCTCACCGCGGATGGCAGCTTCCGGGTCGATCGGCACCGGCACGATGGAAATCTCGAACGGCTCCCAATCCACCGCGCGGTGGATTGTCCCACCGGTGGTCGGGTCGGGCGTCGGCTCGTAGCGATGCACGCGGTAGCCGACGCTGACGCCGCGCAGCGTGACGTCAGAGATGCGCTGCCAGACCGGCTCGACGTCGCCGGCGCTGCTGAACTGGAGCGTGGCGTAGCCGCGGCCGCGCTCCAGCCTGGCGGCGACCACCCGGCCAAGCACGTCACGGGCGTCGCCGCGGCGATGGGTGTTCAGCACCGGCGCGCTTCCTGAGCGGAGGCCCTCCATGCGCACCGCGTTCGGCGACATCTCCAGCTCCTCGGTGATCAGGCCGAGGCTTTGCACGTAGTTCCGTGCACGGGCGCCGGTGGACCAGACCACCTCGACGGTGCGGGCCTGGCGGTCGACCGTTGCCGGCGCAGCGATCCCGCGGTGCGCGGTGAGTGGCGGGGCCACGCCCCTCGGCGCAGCAGCCTGTTCCGGCGCGGGGTCACCCCCGTCCGGGTCGATCGATTCCGTCATGCTGTCAGCCTTGCTGCTGCGTGTCCTGGCGAGGTGCCGCAGCCCCCGTCGCCGCGATCTCGATCGCCGCCATCTGGGTGGCATCCTGGGCGCTGCCGGACTTGGCGACACGGCGTGGGTCGGTATCGAGCGACAGGCCCGCATCGTCGAGCAAGGCATTCGCCTCGCGGATCATCTCGACCGCCTGGCGGAAGTCGTAGCCGAAGGCGCCAGCGGCCTCCGGCTGTGGCACGAAGCCTGCCCGCACCTGCGCGATCAGCGCCGTGGTGTCCTTCAGCGGATCGATCATCTCGTGTGCCGGCGGGACGTGGCTGACATCGGCGGGGAGCTCCGCACCCCACAGCCCGAGCAGCGCGCCCTGGGCATGGAAGCGCTCGGCGATGGGCCGGACCAGCATCGGGATCAGCATGCCGTACTGCACCTGCTCGCAGAGCCTTCGGAACTCGATCTTGCCGGCGCGGAGCGAGGAGTAGTTGGCCTGGGTCAGGTCGCCGGAAACTTGGTCGTAGGTGAGGCCAGCGCCGACCGCGGCCGCCTCCAGGGCCCGCTTCGCAAAGGCGGCGTGACTGCCGCCGCCCGAGGGATTCACCACCTCGACGCTGCCCATGCCACGGCGATACAGGATCATGCCTGGCTCGAACGTCTCGACGGTGCGGCCCTGTGCGTCGCGGAGCAGGCCGGCGGCAGGACCGGTCAGAGCCTCCTCGCCCTCCTCCGTCACCACGGCGGCGAGGCAGGCCTCGATCTTGGCCTTCATCAGCAGGGCAGCCTCGTAGTCGCCCAGGTCGCGCAGCCGGGTCAGCACCGGGGCCAGCCAGGAGACGTCCCGCAGCTGGCCAGGGCGGCGCTTGCGGTAGACGTGCAGGACGTCGCTGGCCGGGATGCGCTCGCTGTTGAGCCAGGTGGCGCCGGGCAGCAGCCAGGACGCACCAGGATGCACACGGTGCAGCCAGTAGGCGACCGGCTCGCCAGCCTCCCCCAGTGCGATACCCTGGATCGTGGGCGCAGCCTCCACCATGCCGGTGCGCGCGGTGTCCAGATGGTCGCTCTCCAGCACCTGCAGGCGCAGCCCGACCGGGTTGGACAGCGTCGGCGGCGTCAGCAGCATACGCACGAAGCACTCGCCGCTTTCGACCACGGCGCGCATCGCCAGCGCCTGCATGCCGTAGAGATCGAGTTTTGCCTCGGCGTCACAGGCTGTGCTGTCCGCCCAGCGGCGCCATGCGTCGGTGTGCGGCTTGTCCGGCCAGCGGGTGGTGATTCCGGCGCCGACCGCGTTGCCGGTCCACAGATCGACGATGCGCGAAGCATAGGGGTCGTTCCTCACCGCGTCACGGGCCCGGCGTGCGACCGTGGCCGCGGCGGCGCCCACCTCCGCCGTGGCGCTGCCACCAGATGGCGCCCACTGCGCCGATGAGCGCAGATCCTGCGCGGCGGCATAGCCGCGGATGGCCTGCCAGGCATCGCGCAGGCGCCCCATCACCTGGTTCCCCCGGTCGAGAAGCTGGCCAGGGTGATGCTGGGGCGTCGGGCCGAGGCGTTCTCGGCGCCGTGCCCGGCAATCAGCGCGCGGGCGATTTCCTCCAGACTGCGATACTCGACGGTGCGGCCCTCGACAGAGACGCGCGTGGTGCCGCCGGTGAAGGCGTCTGCGAGGCCACGCCAGCGCGAGCCGGCCGGCTGGGCCAGTGCCCAGGCCAGGATGCTTGGGTCCATCATCATGCTTCCTCAGCGCAGCCAGCCGGCGCGGGGCGAAAGCCAGCTGCTCGGGCGGGCTCCAGCAGCCGGCGTCGCCGCAAGGGGTGGTGTCGGCGCGGCGGTGACCTGGTCAGCAATCGGCACGGCGACGACCGTGGCAGCGTTCAAACCATCCTCGCGCAGGCGCTGCCAGAATCGCTCGCCGTAGCGGTCTGCACCCAGCAGCCACAGCGCGGCGCGCGCGAGCACGGCGCAGTCCAGTGCCTCGTTGCGGTCGCGCAGTTTCACCCATTCCTGGCGGGCAAAGCCGCGACGGTCCTTCACCGTCTGCAGCTGCTCAGAAACCAGCTGCTTGACCCACTCGACCTCGACTGCGCGCGGCACGTGCACCCAGCCCGGCGGGAAATCGTCTGCCCCGCCGCGGCCAAGCCAGAGCCGGCGATACAGGTCGGCCTTCCAGGTCGAGACTGACACGGTCCACAGTTTCAGCCCGCGCCGCAGTTTCCGGCCATCGACCATCGCATCGACCGGCGTCGGACCCTGCACTGGCTGCGCCCGGTTCCAGCCATCGACACCCTTCGTCGGTGCGATGCGCGGATCCCTGAGCCGCCGCAAGTGGCCGTAGACGGCAGCCGTGTCGCGGCCGCCTGTGTCGACACAGGCCTTGGCGATTCGGATGGCACCGCCTGCCTGGCGCGGCCAGTCGCGGGCCAGAAGTTGGGCCAGAGCATCCCACGGCTCGGCCTCGCGCGGGCTGCCGGCGATCACCACGTGATCCACCAGCCAGGACGAGAACCCCTCGGCCCAGCCCCAGACGTCGCACTCCAGCCGGTCGTCCTGGACGTCGACGCCGGCGGTCAGCACCAGCGCACCATGGGGAACGGCGCCAAGGGAAAAATCCTCGCGGCGCTCGACCAGGCGCTCCCAGTCCGGTGCCTCGCCCTGCTCCTGCCAGGTCTCGCCAAGCACCGTGTTCTTGAAGGTTTTCAGGTCCTCGGCCTTGCCCTGCGCGGACTCCCAGTCCCGCGCGATCTGCTCCCAGGACAGCCAGCCCACCGGCGAATAGAGCGCCGAGATGTGGAAGCCCACCGTGTGCGGATCCTCGGCTGTCGCTGTGGGCCGCCATTCGCCCGCAGCCAGCATGGCGGTCTTAAAATGTTCCTCGATCGGCGCGTCGCAGGCCTCGCAGGCGTAGCGGGCCGAACGCGGGTCCCCCTTCTCCCAGCGCAGCCGCTCGAATTTTAGCCACTGCGCCTCGCCGCAGATCGGGCATGGCACGAAATAGCGCCGCTGGTCGGACGCGGCATACTCACGCTCGATCCGGCTGCGGCCAGAGATCGTGGGCGTCGAGACCAGGAAGGCTTTTCGCCGCCAGCCAAAGGTGCGGGCGCGCGCTTCTGCCAGCGCGATCGGATCGCCCTCGCCTTCGACGT